TCAGTTCTTCTCGTTTGCGCCAGGCGATGCACAGCGCCTCGCTCTTGCCATGGCGACCGTCTGTGCGATGGCGTCTGCAGCTTGTGTCGGTGACTGGTGCTCCCAGAATCGCAGCACCGTCCAACCGACATCGAGCAGCCTCGAATTCGTGTCGGCGTCCCTGAGGCGATTCGTTTCGATCTTCTGCCGCCAGAACTCGGCGTTCTGCTTCGGCCAAGTGGCATGCACTGGGCAGCCGTGCCAGAAGCACCCGTCGACGAAGATGGCGATCATCAACCCCGGAAATGCCACGTCTGCCACGCGGCGAGGTTTCTTCAAGACCTCGTAGTCGACCCGGTAACGCATACCCCTTCGGTAAAGCTCTCGACGCAATGCGATCTCGGCATCGGTTCCCTTCTGCCGAACCTTCGCCATGCGGCGACTGGTCTCGAGGGACGAGGGCTGAATGCGCGACATCGGGAGGCCCTCGTCAGTTCGTCATCGGGCCGTGACTGATGCGATATGCGTGTTGATGCTGCGCGCGATGGCTCGACCGAGGTCGACAGGAACCGCGTTACCAATCAGCCGTCCAAGCGCAGTGAAGCTCACCTCACCGTCATCGGGCACGAAGGCGTAGTCGCGCGGGAAGCTTTGTAGGATCGCGGCCTCCCTCAATGAGATGGCTCGATCTTGCTCCGGGTGCCCGAAACGGCCATTGCCGAAGCCGTAGCACTGCGTGGTCATGGTCGGGGCTGGCTTGTCCCACTCCATCCGGCCGTAGACGCCCGGGTAGGTGCGTCCGCTCTCGGCGCGGTGACAGTCGGCGACCAGATCATCCGGCCAGTCGCGCCACGTGCCGCCTGGCTTCGAGACTTTGATCCGCTGGAGATTCTTTTCGGACAGCGTCGAGGTGACGTGCAATTTGTCCCTGGGGGCCGCCTCGCCGGCACTAAGTGGGCGCAAGCGGCCAATGGCTTGACGGACCGTCTTCGGTTTATCGTGGGTCGGTTCGATCATCGTGATGTCGCCATGAAGCGACGCCAGCAGCACCATGCGCCGCCGCATCTGCGGCACGCCATAGCGGGAGCTGTCGACGACATCGAACCAGACGTTGTAGCCGAGCCGTTTCAGCGTATCGACGAAGTCATGAAACACCTCGTGCTTCGCAACGGTGGGGACGTTCTCCATCGTAATGACATCGGGCTTGGCACCTTTGGCGAGACGCGCAAACTCATACAGCAAGCCCCACTTGCCATCCTTGCCGTCCAGCTCGTAGCGCTGCGCGTAGGTCGAGAAGGGCTGGCATGGGGCGCAGCCGGCGAGAATCGTCAGATCGGCGTCACCGAACAACGCCTTCAGTTCAGCCGTGGTGACCTTGCTGATGTCACGTTCGACGAATCGAGCCCGGTTGTTGGCTTCATAGGGAAAGCGGCAGGCCGGGTCCAGATCGATACCGGCGACCACGGGCAGTCCTTCCAAGACGAAGCCATGCGTCAGCCCGCCGGCACCGCAGAACAAATCCACACAAGAAATCGTTGTCACATCAAATCTCCTCATTTCGTTTCGACAGTCGGATGAGGCGATCGAAACCAATCGTAGGCAAGTCATTCATTCCTTGCCTCGACTCTCGTTCTCTGCGGCGCCACCAGACCGCACCCATTCATCGACTTCCTCGGTCTTGAATTTCCAAAGCCGGCCGATTCGATGAGCAGGCATGTTCCGTTTACTGATCCACGCGTAAACGGTGTCCTTGCTCACGCCGAGGTACTCGGCGATCTCCTCGACCGACAACCAGCGATCTGACATGACGTCGATTTCCATCAAGAAGTCGGAATATGGGTAATTTGCAAATGATCGCACGGATCGCTGGCCGAGTAAATGAGGTTTTGTATGATTTGATCGGTTTAGTACGGGTTTGCCTGGATTCACCCTCGGCTTCGGGAGAGCCACTTCGCACCTGCAGATCCCGCCGGGGCGATCGGATGTCACGGATCAGCCAGTAGCAAAGCCACTTCGCCCTCCCGCCGCGTCACCAGTCCGGGCAGCACTTTTTTCCGCCATAGACCCACCGGCGCAATTCCTGTGCTGCGCTCGACCAGTTCCGCTGGTTGATCCGTCGGCGCAATGTCGACGTCTGAAGACGACCCACCCTGAGGTTGAACGTGAAGTCCACGATGGCTGCGAGCCGCCCCTCGGGCTCGGTGGCCAGCACCTGGCAGTACGCGGCGTGGTTGCTCATTGACCAGTCTGATTGAAAGCCCTGGCCTGCTCCCGATACCACTGCTGAAACTCCACCGCCATCAGCGTCGTCTGCGCCGCATCTTCGGCTAGTTTTTCGCAGACGGCACGGCTGGCTTGCTGTCCGGCAGTAGATACAGGGTTGGCGGGGGCTGCATCAGTTCCGGCGGCAACGGCGGGAACTTCGGGCACTGGGCTGGAATGGGCTGTGGCGTGGTGGCGCACGCGCCGAGGAACACGGGCAAGCAGATGGTGGCGATCAGCGACAATGGCCGCTTTCTCGGTCTGGAATTCATTCGAAATCTCCTGGTCGATGGTGGTCTGATGGGTGGTGATGGCGGCGACCTTCGCAGCTTGCTTCGCCGCAACCTGGGCTTGCGCGGCCTTCTCGGCATCCCATCGGGCCGTGACGTGCTGCTCGCCATAGCGGTAGCCGCCGACGAACACCGTCAGCGCAAGCGCGGCAGCGCCGATCAGCCGCCACGGCAGCAGTTTCAGAATGTCGAGGATCGGAAACATCACGCGCCTCCTCCCGGCTCGGTCCTGGCCTTGAAACCCAGGGCAGCACCCCCGGCGGCAAGGGCCGCACCCAGCCCGATGCCGAACGCCTGCATGTCGAAGGGGCGGCCTTGTCCCACTACCGAATAGATGGCGAGCCCCAGGAACACGATCACCCCCTGCGCCCACAGCACGCGCCCGATGTCGAAGCTCTCGCCGTCGGCGGTGGTGAAGCAGTCTTTCAGCAACTTCATCATGCTGTTTTCTCCTCGTTGAACTCGGCTTCTTCGGCCAGCCGCCGGTGCAGGAGTCCTGCCAGCACCCGCCCCGCATCCCGGTCCCACAGCGGAAACTGCAGGGCTGCCGCCGCGAGATTCCCGGCGTTGATGTCTTTCAGCATCGTCGAGCGGGCGAAGGCGCCTGCGCCGAGGTTGAATACGAAGTCCACCAGCGCGTCGAACTCGGACTGCTTCAAGGAAATCTTCACCAGGCGGTTGACCGCATCGGCGGCCGCCTGGATATCCTCTCTGAGCCAAGCCTCCGCCTGCTCTGGCGTACAGGTCATACCTGCATGAACGCCATGGGTGTGGCCGTAGCCGATGGTCCACACGCCGCCGGTGTCGGGATAGGCGGCGAGCCAGCATCCCTCGAAACGCTCGGTGAGTTGGATGCCTGTCTTGCTGTAGGTCATGGGTGGGTTCATTTCTCATCCTCCGCGATGGATTTCTGGTACTGCGGTTCGTGGGCGCTGACCCAATCCCACAGCCGATCGAAGGCCTGCTCGTAATACCGGGCGAGCGCATCGGATTCGGTGAAGCACAGGTCATTCAACTGCTGGCTGGCGCTCACGGAGTAATTCCAGGAGCCATCCTCGACCATGACCTTGCCATCAGGCGTTCGGATCACGGTGGCTTTGAGATGCACGATCTGGTGGTGCACGGGCGAGGTGCCGATGAGGAATTGCTCCCCGTCCACCAGCCCCGCAGCCATGAGCCGCTCGATCTGCGGCGCTTCCGCCTTGCCCGCCGCCTGGGTGTGGTCGAAGATCACCCGCACGTCGCACCCCGCCGTGTGCGCCGCGATCAGCGCATCGAAGAAGGGTTGCAGGGTGCAGCCGTAGATCATGGTGCGGAGCTTCGCCCCCGGCTGCGCCGAACTTGTGAGATACGCCTCGAAGGCCGATAGCCCGTCGGCATAGGGCGTGATGAGCCGGGTCTGCTCGGCGGTTTCATGCAGGATGCCGAGAGAGGAGAGGATGGCGTTCATTTGATCACCCCGTGTCCGTGGATGACGCCCCAGATCACGGCGATGCCGCTGCCGACGATGGAGAGCCACATGACGACGCGCGCGCCGAACTTGGCGGCGAGGAAGGTCTGTTTCATCTCGTTCATCTCCTCCGAATGCTTCTGGTGGAAGGCTTCGATGTAATGGGCGAGCAGCCGGAATTCGGGCGACTCGATCTTGTCGATCTCGGCGCGCAGGGTTTCCAGGGTTTGCTGGATGTCGGTCATGTCATGCTCCTTTCAGACGTAAAAAAACCGCCCGTAGGCGGCTGGTGGATGGATGAAGCGAAATGCTCAGTAATCGGCGCGAATCACATAGCCTTCCAGGGTGATCAGTTCATTGGCGGCGGCCGCCTGTGCACGGAGCGTGAGCGTTTGGCTCTGCGAGAAATCCACCGTGAGTCCCCCCAGGAGCGATCCGCCGCTCAATGCGTACAGCTGGCTGTTGACCGCGCCCCGGTTTATGAGCCACCAGCGGCTGACCTGCGGACCGCCGGTGAAGGCATTGGCATCGATGCGGGTGGCGCCCACGTACCAGGAGGTCGTCTTGCCGTTGGCGGATGGTGTTCCGTCGAAGTACACCTGACACTCGAGCGATCCGTTGGCCGACACCGATCCTGCCGGAATCGGGATGGATGCCATCACCACGTCGGTCGCGACCGGCATCACGGTCGGCGTGCCCAGTCCTGCGGCATAGGCAAGCTGGATGGTGAAGGCGGTCGCGCTGTCGACGGAAAGCACCTTGCAGAACCCGGACACCCCGGTGCCGCCAGTCCACGCGACATAGACATCCGCGCCCACGGCCGGCGAGACCGTCAGCCCATGCACGCCGCTGCTGGATAGTTGCACATTGCCGGCGTTGTTCGCGTAGGTCGCACTCGTGAAGGTCGAAGCCACCGCCACGAAGGACAATGGCACGGCGTTCTGCGCCAGCACGTGCACGCCCGCCGCCGGTTGCAGGTTGCCGGCGATGCGCTCATCCGTGATCAGGGCGTTGGTGATGCTGCCCATTCCCGGCTGCAGCATGACCTGGGCGATGGGAAGAAAGCCGGAAGGAATCGGGGGCGGCACAGGAGAGGCGCTTTCCGTTCCGGTCACGGTGGCGATCACTCCATTTCTCGCATCGATCACCACCCGGTCGATGCGCGGGTTGGACACAGGGGCGGTAATCACGGCAGTGCTTTGCGCGGCGATCGACACGACATTCCCCCACGCCATCAGCGCGCCCGCGCCGACCGCCACGGTCATGTTGAGCGTTGCCTGCTGGCTGGGTGCGAAGGCGGCCGCCAGGCGCGCCATCACGCTGCCGTTGCCATCGATGGCCGACTTGTAGGTGGTCGAATCCTGGGTCGTGAAATCGGTCGGTAGAAAGTTTGCAACCGGCATATCTTCTCCTCAGCTGTCGAGTGTGACGTGGAATGCGGAGAGGCAAGGTGTCCCCTGCGCGGTGTTGATGACGACCTGCGCCTGGACGAATCGGGCGGTCACGGTGCCGTTGCCCCACGGGCTGTAGCCGCTGAAGGCGACGCCATCGGAACTGCTGCGGATCCAGAGCTGCGGCTGCGCCACCCCGCCCGGAATCGGCAGCGTGCCGGCAAACGCGGCCCGGGCGCGCACGGTCTTGACCGAACCCAGATCGAGAGTCGCTTCCGACTCGAACGAGCAGGTCGGGAAGGAATTGGCCACCAATGCATCGAAGGTATCCCAGCCGTCGTTCGCCGTCGGGCTTTGCCCCTGCGGGACGAGCTTGCCCGTCCAGTGCTCGACCATGTGGGTCAAGGTTCCCGGCCACTGCGGCCCACAGTCGAGTGTGGCCTGCACGGTCAGGGTGTCGGTGACGGTGAAATCGAGCTGGGCTAGTGCCGAATGATTCCCCCCCGAATCCTGCGCCGCCAGCAAAAAGACCCAGGCGCCGGGCGGCATCTGCGACGACGCGTAGGAGGTCTGCGTGATGCCGGCGGCGATCAGCACGCCATCGCGCCAATGGACGGCATGGCCCTGCGGCACATAGCGCAGTTCATATCGTGCGCCGGCCACGCCTGAGCCGACCCAGGTGAAATTAACCGACACACCGCTTTGCACGGCACTGAGCCCGGAGGGCGCGGGCGGTATGCTCAGTTGTTCCCCAACGGTAAAGGCCACGGCCGGCACCTGCGCGATGTCCTGAACGGCGACCGCCCCCGCGTTGAACGCCACGAACTTGAAGTACAGCGTCTTGCCCCGCAGGGCCGGGTTGTACGGATAGCGGAACAGCGTCCCGTCGCACAGCACGAAACGGGCGCCCGCCGCGACCGCGCTCTGGTCGGCGCTGTAATAGAGGCCGCGCAGCAGGGTGTCGAGCATGTAGTGTGAGGCTGCCGTGAGCGTCGCATCGCGCCAGGCGATGAATTCATTGCCCACCAGAGAGAGCGTGCCGTAGGTCAGTAGCAGAGCCTGGCTCACACCGGCAAGCGTTCCCTTGCTTGCCGACAGATCGACGCCCACCGTATTACCGGTGTCGAGCACTCCTGGGGACGCGGACGGCGCCGGCGCGAGGATAGTCGTCGTCACTCCGCAGGTCGAATTGCCGTAGATCACCCCGATCGGCTGGTAGCTCACATCGTCGTAGCTCATGTAGATCTGCGAGCCGGCATAGAGCGGGTCGAGATTGGTCACCGCCATCCAGATCTCGTTGCCGCTTACTGTCGCCGCTGGCGGCGCCGGAAAGAGTGTCGCGGCCGACAGCCGGGTGGGGGCCGTGCCGAGATTCGGGATATAACCGGAGGCGGCTTGCGTGTTGTAGGCGAGCGACGCATAGAACGCCGGGTTGAATTCCTCGGCGGTGATGGTCAAGAGGCCGCTCGCATCCTCCTCGATCGCCGTGATCAACACCGGCGTGTGGTCGAGCCCCAGCAGGGAGTCGGTGATCGCCACCACGTCCATGGGTTCGAGCAGGCAGTAGCGCGGCGAGAGCTTGAACCGGAAGGTGTTGAGGATGTAGAGCTCGCGCATCAGGATGGTCTGTGCCACCTGTTGCGCAACCTCCGGCTGGCAGATCGAGTGCAGCGTGACCGTGGGTTTCGTGCGCACGCCGAAGGTCTCGATGGCCGACTGGTCGGTCGCCCGCGCGGGTTCCGGCGTGTATTCGTTGGCGCGATCGAGATATTCCACCGACACGTCGTTGTAGGCGTCGGCGCGGCGCTTGCGGGTGACGATGACGGGATCTTCATGCCCCGTGACAAGAAAATCATCGTCGCCGAGGTCGTAGACCGGACTGGCTGATGCCAGGCTACCGTAGGGCACGATCTTGAGCGTCTTCTCCGACCAGAACGCGCCCGCATTGGCCACCAGCAGCCAGTCGGCGATCCAGTCGTGCGCCGCGCGCTGGGTCGCCACTGCCGGACTGATTAGGAGATTATTCGTCGCGCACCAGTTGCGCAGCGCCGTGAGATCGCCCAGGAACGATTGCGGCGACCAGGCGTTGGGGAACACGGACAGTACGCCGTAGTACGGATTGCCCAGGAAATCGCTGATCACGTCGGCCGGATTGGCGTCCTGCGTGCCAGCAGCGATCTCAACGCCCTCGACCTCGAAGAGGTGATTGCCGAGCGAGCCATTGCTGCCCAGGTCATAGTTGGCGAACGCTGCATAGGCGCTGCCGGCGTATCCCAATGCCTCGGTCGGATGCGCCGAGGTGAGGTATCCCCAGGGCGTCTGCGGATAGGTGCCGGGAAAGATGGTGAAGCCGACCGCCGCCGGGTTGGCGTAGGACACGTGATTGCGCCAGATGCGCGACACCCCCGCGACCGGGCCTTCGGCCAGCAGGAAACAGACCGTGGCCGAATAGGTGTAGGTGGTGGTCGTGATCGAGCCGCCCCCGCCGCCCTTGCCGCCGCCGGTACTTTGCGAACTCGTGTGCGGGTGGACCCGCCAGTCGGTGTAGTACATGAGCGTGGGCGACACGCGCGCGGTGCCGTAGACGATCGGCACCGGCTGGCTGTAACCGGTCTTCTGGATCTGCAGCCCGGCGAGCACCGGCGTCTGCCACCCCGAGGGCTGGGGCTTGTTGCCGCCGAACAGTCCGCTCATGGTACCCCCCACGGATCGAAGAAGCGCACCGGGCGTTGCGCCAGCGCCCCCATCGCGGCGTTGCCGATGACGACCATGTTTTCCGGGGCGTAGGCGTGGATGATGGCGGGCCAGCCGGTGATGATCGCCGCGTGGCTGTAGATCCGGCCGAACTTCCACAGCGCGATGTTGCCGGTATCGGGCCGGTCCGTTTCGAGCGCGTACCGGCGCACACCTTCGAGATAGGTCTCCTCATTGCGGTGCAGCATGATGTCTCGGGAATAGCGCGGGATCTCGATGGAGGCCGCATCCACGCCCCTGCGCGCGAACACCCCTGCGCGCCCGTAGACCTCCAGCAGCAGCATCAGGCAGTCCACGCCCGCGCCCTTGACGCGCGCGGCATGGTGGTAGGGCGTGCCGAGCCAGTCCCGCACCTCGGTGAGGACGTCTTCCCGCGTACCGTTCATGTCAGGTGCTCGCAGTCGGCGAAGGCACGAAGGGCCAGCCGCGGAAGTTGGCGAGGTTGTTGAACCGGGCCTGACAGGTCGCCATGGTCTTGTCGCAGCCGGGGAAGGCGGTGAAGTTTTCGCCGACGGCGGGAGCGGCATCGAGGGGCGTCATCAGGGAGAAGGTGTTGACGCCGTTGACCAGGGTGTGCTGCTTGATGGTCGCGGTCGCCCCGGCATTGGCGCCCGAGGTGAACAGGATCGTGCCCTTGGTGAAAAACCCCGACGGCAGCGCAAGGTTGGTGCTACTCACCGCGTTCGTCGATGCAGCGCTCACCCAGCTGTATTGCGCATAATCGGCCTGGATGAGTGTGCATCCGGTATCGAACAGCGCATGGATGCAGCCGGGCGAGAGCAGGTTCCTCGGCATGTCGAGATTCAGGAGTTCCAGTTGCGAACTCACCGTCAACACCACCGCCGACCGGGAGGGCTTGACCTCCGACACGTTGCCGAAGAAGAGGTTGACCACGCCCGCTGACGTGTCCCCATAGCTCGGCATGAAACAGCGGTCGATGCGCACGGTCGCGCCGTCGAAGCCGCCGTTGAGCGCGAATTGCGGAAACGGCACCCCCAGCACGAGATCGGTCGCAGCCCCGAAGATCGACACCTCCACCGTATCGACCGACAGGTCCAAGGAGCACTTGGTGCCGGTTCTGGAAACCGCCGGATGCGTGCACAGATAGGTGTTGCCGTTGTAGACGAGATTCTGGTCGGCGTCGGTGTAGAACAGCTGAGTAGGTGCCGGCGGCCCGTAGCCATACCCATACCCGCCATAGCCGCCGTAACCTCCCATCGACGTGCCCGGATCCGTCTCGATCAGCGTAATGGTGTAAAGATCGGCGTACAGCAACTGGTGAGAGGCGAGCAGCGATTGGGTGAGAGGGGATGCCTGTTTCACGTTTTCATACCTTGTTCAATGGGCTGCCGACAAAGGACAGTTGCTTGAGTTCGTATAGCTGATACATGAACTGGCTGAAATCCGCGTGATCATCCACAAATCGCACCCGATAAAAAAACGATCCCGTCCAGGTCAGTACCGCACCGGCGGCAGGCGCGGTTGCAAATGAAACCAGGCCATTGACGATGGAAAACGCTGTCGGCGCTTGCAGCGTGCCGCCCACAACAATCTGCGGTGTGCCGTTCAGGTTCTGTACCGGTTCGACAAAACCGCCATAGGTTCGTGTGATCTGAAATGATGGTGTCGCACCATCGCCGGTGGCGAATGACTGGTTGACGACCGCGTTGTCGGATGGGTCCGAGTAGCAGAAGGCCGAGAAGCTGCCCATCTGCTGCAGGAAGAACCCGAGCAGGGTCTTGAGTTCGGCATAGGCGCCATCGCGCAGGAACTCGTAAGAGAGCGTGAATGTCCAGAGCGGGTACTGCATGCGGGCTGCGCGCACCTCAAACCCGGACACCGCCCGGTGGGTCGCGGTGTTGAACTGCGGCGATTTCTGCACGCCCCACTGGATGCCGGGCAGCGTCGGAAAGACGTTGCCGCACCCCGGGGGCGGCGGTGGAGAGACGATGGCGAAGCTCATGAATGGTGCGATGAAACGTTGTGGATTTCGTCGATCACCGTCTGGACGGCGGATTCCATGCGTAGGCCGGCGTATTTCGCGGCGAGTGCCCCGGCGGCAGCCCGGAAGGCGACATCGTGCAACAGGCGACGGATCGCATCGGCGACCGTTACCGCCGTCCCGCTACCCAGGGCCATCCCGGCGCCCGCTTCCTCCACCCTGCGGGCAAACATCGCCTGCTCGGCGCTCGACGGCAGCACAAGCGCCGGAACACCGGAGAGCAACGCGGTGGTGACGGTGCCGGATCCGGAGGCGATCACGAGATCGGCTGATTCCAGCAGGCCATCGAAGCAAACCGGCTGCCGAATCACCCGGAGATCGGCATGAGCATGCCGGAGCGGCCTGTCCATGTCCGGCAGCACGGCAATGACCTTGGCACCGACCGTCCCCAGCGCCTGCAGTACCTCGTCGATGACCGGCGGCACCCCGCGCAGGTAGACCAGCGCGCGGGGCTTCGTCGTTCTCCAGCTTGCCGTCACGCTACCCGGCAGGTCTTGCACCGGGCCGGCGTAGAGGGCGCCCGACGGTCGCTCTGTGACGTGATCGAGTTCGGCAAAGGTGGTGAACACGCAGCGCGTACCCTGAAAGACTCGCGCCAGGCGTTCCAGTGGCTTTGCGTCGAGCTTGTGCAACACGTTGTTCACATTGAACAACACCAGAGCCTCGGAGAACCTGCGTGCCGATTCATCCTGCGCGCCACCACCGCAAAACGAGGGCAGCAACGCCACGTCCGGCGGAATCTCGAAGCCGCTGCCGAAGGCAACGGACGGGATCCCGGCCACGCGCGCGGCCAAGAGAGCTGCGGGTGCATAGTCGGCCAGCAGCACGTCGCTCTTATGTTCCGCGAAGAGACGGGTCCAGCCCGCTAGTCGTGCCTCCAGAATCGCCGCATCGCCAAACCCGTCGGCAAACAGGATGGCGGCATAGCCGGCAAGCCCGCGCGGCATCCGGCGCGGTGCCGCGCCACCGGGGGCGGGCACACCCCCGATACCGACGGAAGCACACAGGGAGGGCGCGATTGTCTGCTCGCGCGCCGCATACAGGACTTCATGTCCCTCAGCCTGCAATCGGCGCAGCACCGGCAGATCGCGCGACAGGTGCCCCCAGTTGCCGCCCAGTTCCCACGCCAGCAGGAGGTTCACGGATAGCGTGCCACGGGCACGAAGTTGCGCCCCATCTGCCGCAGCATCGTCTGCAACTGGCTCATGGTGAAGGTGCTCGACGGATTGCCGTGGATGTGAATCGGCGCACCGGATCCATTAGGACCCTTGCGAATCAGCTCATCCAGTCCCTTGGACTTGTCCGCAGGCAGGATCGTCTCGTTCTTGTGCACGAAGTTCAACCGGTCAGACGGAATCTGCCAGTCACCCCCGGCAGAAGATGCAACACTGCTCGCAACGCCGGCCACAGTTGCCATCGCGGCGGGTGCGCTTGCTGCAGCCAATGCTGGCCCGACATACGGAATTCCGGACAACGCTGCCCACACACCGGAGAACACCTTGACGGCATCGTTCATGATCGCCTTGATGATGGTTTCTGCCGAACTCAATAGTCCTGCCGAATTGGCAGAATCTTGAGCCGCCGAGCGTTCCTCGGTGCCGGTAATCGATGCCATGGTGCGCGTCATTTCATTTTCTGCCCAGGTCGTCACCATTTTGACGCCCATGTTGATGAACTCGCCCAGAATCGATTGCATCATGTTGCGCATGCCCTTTTGCCAAGTGGTCGTGCCCATGATCATGCCTTTGACCGTGGTGTCGAAGGCCTGGCTCATGGACTTGAACACCGGATCCCATATGGACTGTGTTTGTTTTGCCGACTGCGTCTGCATCGTTTGCAGTTGCAGCAGGTGCTGCCGCTGGATCTGTGCCAATTTGTCGAGTTGCTGCTGCAAGGCTGCCGGGTCGCTGTTCGGATCCCCCTGCATGAATGCGATGCGTTTTTGCTGCGCATCGCGCTCGATCTGGTATTTCTGATCCTCGAACTGGTTTTTGAGTTTCAATAGTTCGTTTTGCGTAATCTCGCCGGTCTTGAGCCGTTCTTCGGCTTTCTGTTTGTCGATGGCCACCGCGTTCAACGCCGTCTGTTCGTCGGAGTTGATCTGCTCAGAGGATAGTTTTTGCTGGTCGGACGCCGACTTCCTGAGCTCGGAAAGTTTTAATTGCGCAACCTTGCGTTCGATGGCGATGCGATCGCCGGCGGAAACATTGGCTTGGTCGAGAATCTTCTGCCAGTAGGCAATTTCCTGCTCCAGCGACATCTGGCGCAAATCATTCGTTTGCTGGTAGTAAATCTGCGCGTCGGCCAACTGCTGTTCGTAGACATTCATCTGTGACGCCTGATGTGCGGCGGCGTGATGGCGTGAGGCATGGTGGCGCGAATCTGCCGATCTGCCCATTCCCGTGTCTGAGCCGATGTGACCCGACACAGCATCGTCGCCCGATTCACCGCCGATCGAGACTTCCGCTTGCGCGCCATGCAGGCTGGCGAAGAACTTGTCCTGTTTGGCCTGCAACATATCCACGTCATGCGCCCAGTCCTGCCAGATGGTTTTGGCACTCATCGGATGCGCGATGGTTGCGGCAATTGCCCCCAGCGCATCGCCAAAGGCGTGCACCGTGTTGACGGCGGTGGTGAGGACCTCGGTCGCCCCCAGGATGATCGCATCGAGCACTTCAACCGCACCATGCAGCGCGCCGCCGTCCTTGGCCGAATCGACGAACGCGATCGAGAGGGTTTTGAGTCCAGGAATGAGATCAGATCCGAGTTTCATGCTGGCAGCATGAGTGACCGCGCTAACCTCTTTGAATGTTGCTGCGGCTTTTTCACCTTTTTCGATGGCGTCAGCACCGAGCACTACGCCGAGTTCGCGCGCCTTGGCGCCCAAGTCATCAAGCCCGGCACTTCCCTGGTTCAAGGTCGGGATGAGATCAGCACCAGCGCGCCCGAACAGCATCTGCGCATTGGCCGACTTCGACGCATCATTGGCGGAATTGCGATAAGCATCGGCAATTTTCATCAGGATTTCGTGCGGGCTGCTGTTCTTGACATCTTCCTGCGAGATGCCGACATCCTTGAACGCCGCCACCGCCGTTCGGCTGCCGTTTTTGGCCTGTGTGATCATCATGGATAATTTACGCATGCCGGTCGTCATCGACTCCGAACTGGCACCGGTCGCCGTTGCCGCATAGCCCAATTCCTGCACCTGTGTCGTCGTCATGCCGGTAATCTGCGCCGTGCGGCTGATTTTTTCTGCGGCTTCCGCAAAATCAGTCCCCATTTCGAGGATCTTGTCGCCGATGATACCCGCCATCGCAAATTCGCCCAGGGTGGCAAAGGCATCCTGCATCGCGGCGATCTTCTTGTTGACCCCCTCCATCGACTCGAGAACACCCGCCATTGATTCCTTGACCTGGTGCTTGATCTCGGTCATGGAGGAGCCGACTTCCTTTTTTGCCTTCGCAAAATCCTCTGTCAGCCGCGCCACATTGGCCGCGATCTCGATCTCGAGTGACGCTACCTTGCTCATATTTTGCCTCCGATTCCACCGAAGATCGCGATCAGTTCGTCCACGTTGCTGTCCTGCCTTGCCGGTTTATCGTCATCGGCCGCGATCTCGATGCCCAGATATGCCTGCACCATCTCGCGCACCGGCGGGTTTGTGTGCCAGTACCGGTTCATCTTGAGCAGTCTTGGGATGTCCATCTGACCATCGATGTATTCCCACGACCAGCCGGTGCGGTCGATGATCAGGCAATAAATGAAATCCCAATCGACCGGTGCTGCAGCCGCGCCTACTTTTTTGCTTCGGCACCCGAGACGTTCATCACGATGTTGAATGCCTCTTTCATGTTGGCCACGTTCAGGTAATCATTTTCCAGTTCGTCTTGCGTCAGATCGGGATAATTGCGTGTCAGTGCCGCATGAATGATCTCGGCCATGATGAGGATGGTGATAGGTGCCGTACCTTCGAACACCTCGTGATACCGGCGCACGCAGGACAAGGGGGCCGCGGGCACGATGAACTCGCGCCCGTTGAGATTGATTGTTTTGCCGTCGATCATGTCATTACTCCGCGAAGTTGAGGCTGCCGATATTGTTCGACGCATCCGAGAATGCCTCGAAGTCGAACTCCGGAATCAGGAAGTCGTCCAGTTTGGTCGCAAAGTTGAGTTTGGAGCCGATGCACTGATTCAGCGTGATGACGAGTTGCTTGCTGGCATAGGGCACGTACAGTTCCGATCGAAAGGTCGGCGCATAGCCCATCAACTGGTTGGTGAGCGCGATGCTGGTGGCAGTCGTACCGGTAGAAGTCGTCTGGTAGCGGTAGCTCACCAGGATGTTGCCGGTCACAGCTCCCGAATCCGCCGTTGCAAAGGTGTACACCCCGGCAGGCGTGACACTATACTGCCCAGTGATTGGCGTTGACGCCACGCGGGTCAGCGGCAAGCCGCTCGACGCATAGACTGCTCCTAGGTCGTCCTCGAAGGTCGTGGAATTGGTGACCGTGCCGGTATCCGACGCAATCGTCAGCACTTCTTTGTCGGCAATGGTGGACTGGCCGGCGGCCAGCGTCTGGCCGAAGAACAGGCTATTGACCAGTGCGCCGTTGAACTGCCCGAACTTGGCCTTGCCGGTTATCTTGCCCTGACCGCGCCCGATGGCGACCGGAAACTGGTTCTGGCCGTGCAGTTCCTTGTTGGTGAAACTGAAATCGACCGACACATCCTGCAGCACGCCAAAACGCACCGGTGTGCCGCTGGTAATGGGGCTGCCTTGCGCATTGGTCAGGGGAACGGCAAATACCACCCCCGACCCGAAACCGTATTGGGCCATGATAAACCTCCAGTTTGATTAAAATCCGCAGATCAGCGGACGTAGTGAATCTTGAAGTCGATGGGCTTCATGTAGACGTTGACCAGTTCGTCGTAGGTGTCCGGCCCCATGTTCTGTTGAATGCACGCTACGACTTCAACCCCACCGATCGTGCCTGATCGGTTATGGCAGGCGATGCGCACGTTTTCGCGCAGGTTCACGAGGTCATCGGCCACATTGCCCATGCAGTTGACCTGCACACGGGCGGTGACCAATTCCGGATCGATCGGTCGTGCGCCGTCCTGCACGTCGCTGATGAGGCCGAAGGTGATCGCGGGCAACGGGTCGGCTTCGGGGCGCGTGTCCAGATAAATCCTGGCGCCCACCTGAGCGGCGATGGCGCTCGACGCATTGAGCAACGTATAGATGACGGTTTCCGGTTTCATTTCCCGGCCTCGATCTTTGCGAGCCGGTTTCGGAGGTACGCCGAGAAAGTCTCGATGGCGTCCGATGCCTTGGTGTCGATGGCTGGCCGCATGAAGGGCTTTTTGGTCGCCCCCGGATGCAGCACGGCTTGGCGTGCGAGGCCGGCCAGAAAGAGGCTCTTGCGGTTCTTCGGCTTGATCCAGTGCCGCGCGGTGCCGTGTTCGACTATTCCCGCGTACCAGGCTTTGTCGCCTCCGGCCTTGATGGTTGCCTGAACGCGGCCGCGTTGGCTGCGCAGCGAGACATGGATCGAATCGCGCAGCGCGCCAGACGTTCGACCTTTGGGAAGATCGCCTTCGCCCACCGGGCACAGCTGTCTGGCCTCGGCCTCGACCACTTTGGCTGCCGCACGCAGACCGCCGCGCACGATATTTTTCTCGATCTTCGCGGGCAATTCGTCGAGCAGCGCCTGCAAGCCTTCCAGTCCTTTGATCTGAATGTCAGTCATCATCGAGTACCAGACAGTAGAGTTCCAGGTATTCGCGGCGCGTCACCTGCCGGATCCATTCGATGCGGCATACGGTGCCATCGGGTGCCACCACCTGCATCGCAGGTTTCACCCCTGTCAGATACCGGATGGTGAAAAGTTTGGTCGCAGCACTACCCATGGCATGGGCCTGGAAGATCTCACGCCCAGTCATGTCCTGCATCTGCGCCCAGACGGTCGCAAATGGCGCCCAGGTTTCGTCGTGGCCACCGAACTCGCCGCGCACCACGGTGAGGCTGTTTATCGTGATGCGCTGATCGAGAATCCCGCCGGAGACGAGCGCCATCAGAACACCACCCGGTATGGATCGAGCAGCCGATCGACGAAGGGGAGTGGGAGCACCTTGCCGGACTTCTCGCTGGTGAAGTATTCCTCGCGGTGCTGGTACAAAGTCCCGACCCGAAGCTTCATCCATGCCGTGATTCCCTCCGGCACCACACCGACGAGACTCGTGCCGCTTCCCGCGTCAATCAGGGTGATTGCCGGCCCACCCGGTGTTGCGGCAAGGGTGTAGACGCCCGGTGCTGTCACCGACTGGATGAAATAGTTGGTGTTGGGCGACAACGCGGCCGGGAGCAGTCCGCCGACATTCGAGAGTTGCACTGCATCACCCACCAGATACGGCTGCCAGGAGGGTGCCACCGTCATCGTGTCACCCGAGAAGGTCACCGGCACCGCATAGCCTGCCGTGAACGTTACCTCGACCGCGCCGATCTGCGGCAGGGGAATCGGCCAGATCTGGCCGAATACCGGCGTGATGCGGCACGGCTCGGACGTAGTGTCCACGGTATAGGTCTCAGGCGGCAGGATTTGCCAGTTTCCCTGCATGTCGAGATACCGGATGGCCGAAACGCTCCGCACGGCAGACTTTTCAAGAACAATCGCGTGCTTGGGCAGTGTGAAGGTCTTGCCCCAGGGCACCCCGATCAGGGTCGGCCCCGGAAACGAGTCGATCACGAGCTTCCACGCCTGGCAGATCAGCGCGCGTTGGGTGAGGTTCTCGGCAAACCTGCGCGCGGCCGCGATCAGTGCACTGATCAGCACATCGTCATCCGGAATGTCCACACGTAGGTGGAGTTTGGCGTCACTGATACTCAGCGGCTCCACTGCCGAGTCCATCACGAGTTGCAGCGGCATCAGACCGCCGCGACGACTGATGCGGCATTGAAGCTGCTTGCGGGTTCATACCGCGAGGAGCCGCCCAGAATCACCGCAGCGGTCTCTGTTGCGGCAACACCCACCGAGACACCCAGCTGAACGAAACCGAAGCCCCCGGCCACATCCAGATCGGCGGTGCCCACATCGAGCGTAGCCTGCACATCGTTGCCCATGGCAGCAGTCAAAGCAATGGCTTTGCCGGCACCGATGGGTTTGGCATTCGCCCCCTTGGCATCCTGCGCCTGTGCGATCGATGCATCCACCGTCGCATTGGCACCAAAGGTACCCACCTGAACGATGGCGAGCAGACGATCCGCCTCATCAAGTTCGACCCATGGGCTGAACACCACGCCCGGCGCTTGCGCCGAAGGCGGAATGACGGCCAGCACTGCCACGGATTCGGAGAGTTTTTCATTCAAAATCATGGGACGATCCTTTCAGACGTGTGATGGATAGGCAAGGCTCAACGGGCCGCCAGTTGAATGAAGGGCGAGAGCGTCGCAGCTCCCTTGGCCGGAAGGATGGGGGCGGCGATCTTCGCCTGCCCGTCCATGCGAAACAGCGTGCGAAACGCCGTGGCATCGGCGTCGAAATACAGATGCATCGAGGTCGCCGTCTCCATGCCGCCTTCCTTGGTGATGGTCTGGTAGTAGGACAGGTCGACCAGGATCACATCGCCCAGGCTCGAGAATTGCGACGCATGCTGCGAGACGTACACCGGACGCCCGAGCAGCGTGCCGTAGGGCGAGCCGCGCATGCTGCCCGCGCCACCACCTACCGGCAGGTAGATCGGATAGTTGCCGAGCGTCAGCGTGAACAAGGCCGGCAGCACGCTGTTGTTGACGATCCACACCGCGTTCTTGAACGATCCCGGCGGCAGACGTGAGATCATGTTGGCTAGATTCAAGGGAGTGAGGGTGTTGGTGGTCTGTCCGCTGTCTTTCGCCTGGGTGATCACGGCACCTCCTGCCAGTGCCCCCTGCGGAATACCCGCGCCGGATCCGAACAGGATCGATTCGTTGATTTTCCACTGCATGCGGGAAGCCACCTTCTTCGGCAGGTAGGACGTCAGTGCATCGGTGTCCGAGAGCAGTTCGTCGGTGATGGGGACGAGCGCCATCAGTTTTTTAAGGCGCAGGGCAGAGGTTCCAAGCTTGGGCTTTGAGGTGGCGGCCGCCAGCCCCTCAGCCTGCCAGGCGACCATGATGCCGTCCGTACCCCATGGGGTCGTCTCATCCTTCGGGAACACCATCGCATTGCCCGCCACGTTGGTGTTGTCGGTCAACGGCAACAAGGCCTCGTCGTCGAGCGATAGCGTAAAAATGTCCTTGGCAAACTGCGGCGGGACCAGAAATCCGCCATCAGCGCCCGCCGTCTCGGAGCCATAGACCGTGGGTGCAGCCGCCAGACGCTGCGTCAGCAACCGGCCATCCGGCGCATTGCCCGGCAAGGAGGCCTGGAATACCGCACGGGCGAATTCACCGAAGTTGCGAAATCCCGCGCTCTTGTCCAGCGCGCTGCGATCCTCCACCGTGATGTCATTGCCATTGCCAGCTAGCACCACCACCGATCCTGCGGCAGCTTGGGCTGCGATCCGCTCCTGTTCGAGGTCGATCGCCGTCTGGATGCGCTCGATCTCGGTGCCCTTGAGATCGGCATTGGCCTTGAGACGGACAAAATCGCGCCCCTCGTCCTCATTCAGATCGCGTCCCTCGGCGTCGGCGCGGTCTAGCAGGCTGGATGCCGAGTTCAGCAAATCAACTTTTTCTTGTGCAACCGCAGACTTTTTTGCCTGCAATTCACGCAGTTTCTTGCTCATGATGTTCCTCTCGGGAATAAAAAAGCCGCCATCAGGCGGCGGGTTGGTGATTCGGCTGGTGGGATCGGCTGGGTGTGATCTGCCGGGTGTGATCGAAGCGGCGCGGCTCACACCAGCATGGCGAGCCGGCTGCGGCTCGCACCGGATCCCTTCCGGACAGGCTGCGGGTTCTTCGGCGACAGCTGCCGCGTCATCCCCTGCAAGACCTGGGGCAGGGTCATGACGCCGTCGATCATGTTCTGCTGCAAGGCGTCCTGTGCCCCGAGCACACGCCCCTGTCCCATGCCGTTTCGCACGACATCGGGTGCGACACCGCGGGCCTGGGCCACCGCATCGACGAAGGCCGTGTAGTAGTCATCTACCCGCGATTGCATGAAGGCCTGCGCGGCATCGTTCAGGGGTTGATAGGGATTGCCCTCGGTCTTGTATTTGCCTGCCGAGATCACCGTGGTGTGGATGCCGGCGTTGTCGAGCATCCCCGAGATGTCCATGTGCGCCTGCCACACGCCGATCGAACCGACTTCGCCGCCCGGCGTGCAGTAGAACCGGGAGGCGCTGCATCCGATCCAGTAGGCGGCGGAGGCCGCGAGGCTGTTGGCGAAGGCCACCACCGGCTTCTGTTCACGCATGGCGCGCATCAGTTCGGATACCTCCTGCACGCCGTACACCGAGCCGCCGGGCGAGTCGATGGAAATGAGGATCGCGCCCACCGCCGGATCGCTCATCGCCGCCAGGAAATCCGCCATGAAACCGTCGAGGCTGGTGTCGCCCAGCCAGTCCGGATGCTGGGTGATGACACCGGTGAGCGAGAGCACGGCGATCGCAGTAGGCGAAGCGGATGGATTGCGGCTCATGACCGGACGCGCCTGGGGAGGCTGCGTAAAGGGATGGGTCACCGCCACCAGACACTCCGGCATCAGCGCCCAGGGACTGGCACTCATCGCCAGGCGATGGGGATCGAGCAGGACGTCGGCGATCTTGTCCCGACCGTTTCCGTCCCGGGCTGCGCCATCGTGATCCGGTTCGTTCTGGTCCCCGTCGATCATGTCGATGAGTTCGCCGGCCGCCTCGAATATCCCCGCCGCATCCTGCTGGCCGGCACGCTGGCGGATCGCGATCAGCGCCGAGCGATAGACCTTTCCGGCCTTGCCCACCGGATAGCGGTAGTGCGCCTTGGTGTCGCTGTTCTCGGCTTCATCCAGCCCCAGGAACCACAGACCGTACTGCGCCCAGTCGTCATCACCCAGCAGGGCGTTCTCTTCATCGGCATCGATGCTCCAGGGCGAATCCCGGTCCACCCGGCCTTCGGTGACGAGTTGGCGGGCGTGTGCTTTTGCTTTGGGGTTGAGTTGTAGGGTCATGTCGTCCTCAAGGTGTATCGGCGTTCTGCGGCGGCAGCGGGCTTGCCCCTTCTTCGGCCATGTTGAGCGGCCGCAGCGGGGCATCGAGCCCCGGCAGGGGGTTCAGGTTCTCGGCGATCCGCGCTTCGTTGCGCGTGAGCCAGCCGGACTGGATGCCCATGTTGTAGAACGTGGCGCGCGACTGCGAATCGCCGCGCATCAGCTGCGAGAACTGGAATTCCGCTTCCAGGTCCTCGTCGTCGAACAGCAGTTCGGCCTCGATCGAGGCCTCCCAGCGCTCGGCCATCGGCCCCAGGGTCTCCTGCACGAATTCCAGCGCCTGCTGCTCGATGTTGTTGTTGGTCGCCCGGTCCAGATCGCCGATCTTGTGCGGCGGCACGCCGAACCAGCGGGCGATGTCGGTGACCTGGAACCGGCGCGTCTCCAGAAACTGCGCATCTTCCGGGGTCACGCTGATCTGGTGGTACTTCATGCCGAACTCGAACACCGCGAGCTTGCCGTGGTTGATGCCGGACTGCGCCTCCTGCAAGGACTCGCGAAACTGCTCGCGCGCCTGCTTGTCCTTGAAGGAACCCGGATACTCGATCCAGCCGCCGGTGGGCGTGGCATCGTTGGCGAAGAAGCGTGCGCCGTAATCCTGGGCGGCGATGGCCCCCCCGATGGCGTTTCTCGCCAGCGCGATGGGCGACAGGCCGATGATGCCGTCGGAGGACAGACCGCGCAGATGCCAGATCTCGCCGCGCGCGAAGTTCACGAGGTTTCCTGCCGGATCGGTGTACTGATAGCGGTAGTCGCCGGAGGCTCCGAGGAGGATCCGGATCCGATCGGGATGCAGCGGCATCAATGCGGTGATGTTGCCGCGCCCGTCGGTCACGATCTGGTTGTAGGCATTGCCGCGTAGCGCAAGATGTCCCGCCATCATCTCGCGCCACTCGAAGGCGTTCTGGTACGGATTCGGTCGCCGGGCGAGCAGGGTGTATATCGGATGATTCGTCACCCGATCCTTGCCGCCGTCCGGTCGGTTGCGATACAGCGTGAAGGGCAGGCTGGCAAACTGGCTGGCGATGATGCGCACGCAGGCATATACAGCCGACAGTTGCAGGGCGCTGTCGGCCGACACCCGCAGCCCACTCGTCGTATGCACACCCACCGGCTCGAACCAGAACCCGCCGTAAGGCGAACGGTCGCCGCTAGCAAACAGCCGCGAGAAGAAGCTGCGGATGCCCATCAGATCACCATGATGCGGTAATCGGTGTCGATCACCGTTGCCGATGTGCTGTTGTGTACCATCTGTCGCCCCAAGGCCATGATCAAGGCCACCACGCCGTCGATCTTGTTCTCCTCGCGCTCTTTCCTCGGGTAGATGTTGTCCTTCGCATCCCGATGGCAGACCACGTTGGAGATCATCCAGGCCAGCACCGGATCGCCGTCATGCACCAGGCGTTTTTGCAGCACCAGCGCTTCCAGATGCTTCATCGGTTCCGAGAAGTTGAGCACCGTCGGCCGCATCTCCACCATCGGCAGTCCCTGCGCGATGAGATGACTCGATAACTGGGTCGCCTGGAAGGGGTCGAACGGCACTTCCGCCACTTCGAATTGGCTTGCGTCCTCCAGGAGTTCAGCCTCGATCTGATCGAAGTCGGTCACATTCCCCGGCGTCACCGTGAGTCGCCCTTGTCTTGCCCAGCCCGAATACTGGCTGTTGCGTCCATCCTCGACGGCAGATTCGGGCAGGTAATACTCCATGAACACATAGAATTTCCCTTTGCGCTCGAAGATTCTAGCCTTGGCTGCCAGATCCACTTTGCTTGCCAGATCGACCCCGATGAAACAGCGGCAACCCTCGAACTGGTCGAGAGATATCGTGCCGTCCGCACAGGCATCCCAATCCCGCATGTCCATCCAGGACGCATCCGCACTCACCCATTCGTTGAGGTGCTTGGTCTTGAAGTTGTTGATGGCAGACGGCAGTTGCATGGCTTTGGCCTGCAGGGGCAGCAACACTTCTGGGCGCACCGAGACGCCCCAATTTGGATTGGCCTTGATGAGCGCTGCTTCATTCGTCCACTCATCCCCGTCGTCCAGCCCGTAGATGATGCCGAACTGCGACTCATCGTCGAATAACCCTTCCAGCAATTTGGTCACGAACGTGCGTGCCTCATAACAGATGCCGGAGCGGTTGCTGCCTGCAGTCGTAATCACCCATAGCAGCGAGTTGTCGCGTTTGCCGGTGGCGGTCTCCACCACGTCATACACCGTGCGCGTCTTGTGCGCGTGCAATTCATCCACGCAGCCGAAATGGATGTTCAACCCATCGAGCGTCGAGCCCTCGGCGGACAAGGCCTCGAACTTGGAACCCGACGCCAGCACATGTATGTTATGCGCACCGATTTCGACGCCGAAACGGGAACGAAATCCCGCGCTTTTGCGCGCCATGGTTTGCGCGTCCCCGAACACGATCCTCGCCTGGTCCCGGGTGGTGGCGAGGCTGTACACCTCGGCGCCGCCTTCACGGTCTGCCGCCAGCATGTAGAGGGCGACTGCCGAGGAGAGCGTCGACTTGGCATTACCGCGCGGCACCTCGATGTAGGAGCGCCGGAATCTTCGTTTGCCATCGGACTTCACCCAACCAAACACCGTGGTGAGAATGAACACCTGCCACGGTTCCAGTTTGATGGTCGTCCCGGCCAACGGGCCCTTGACGTGCGGCAGGCGTTCGATGAACGCGCACAGGTTGTCGGCGGGGTGATATCTCTTGCCCTTGCCGTCCGCCAGGGCCGGGTTGAACCGATAGGGACTGGCCTTGCCACGGAATCCAACGAGATCGTCCAGTTGCCGTTGGCAGGCGAGTCTGACCCAGCGGCAGGCGGGGATGTCGCCGGCCACCACGGCTTCGGCATAGTGCCTGGCGATGGTCGTGTATTTCGAATCCGTCATCAGCCGGCAATGTCCGCCCAGGGGTCGTCAGATCGGGTGGCCGGCACCTGGGGTGCCTGGACCCGGCTGCGGGAAACCGGCGTGAATCCAAGCTCCGCCTCGCACTCCCTGAGCAGCCGCGACAACTCCATCTGCAACTCGAACAGGATCGAGCGCGTGGGCAGCCCGAAGCGATCCTTGGCGAGCAGGCCGCCGACGCCGCGTTTGGCGATCTCGTGCACCACATCGCGGTACTGTGCCAGCAGCTCGCAGTAGCGCTCCAGCAGCGCGGCGTTGTTGGCGTGCAGGACCCCCGTCGGGGTGTTGGCGACGAGATAGCGCCACAGATCGGCGGCGGCCTCGCGCATGTCTAGCGGCGGATCGGCCAGGGTCGCGCTCGGCAGAGGTTCGGCCGGGTTGGTGCGGCCCTTGCGCAAGGTGCCCTTGACCGCCTTGACGGCGGTCGGCAGAGGCTTGCGCCCGGCGCCGGTGCGGGCACCCCCGCTGCGTCCGGGCTTACCGGCCATGGACACGCTCCATTTGAAAAAAATCAGTCATTTGAATTTGGCAGCACAAAAATTTGAGCAGGCGCGCGGTCCCGCGCCGCGAGGCCGCAAGGATTTCACCCCCCTACCGGTCGAGCATTGCCGAAGCCGCCGTCCTCTCGAGCGGTTTTGGCATCGTGGCAGGGTTTGCACAGCGCCTGCCAGTTGCGCTCGTCCCAGAACAAATTACGGTTTCCTCGATGCGGCGCGATGTGGTCAACGACCGATGCGGCAACCGTTCTGCCACGGCGCTGGCACGTCGCACACAGTGGATGCAGGCTCAAGTACAAGGCACGCGCACGGCGCCATCGCGAGTCATATCCACGACTTGCAGATGACCCACGACGCTCGTCCTGCTGCTTTCGGGTCACACGCAAATGCCTGGCGCAATACCCGGGTGTGGCGAGCAGAGCCGGGCATCCTGGGTAACGACACGGTGTCGGTGCGGCAATTGCCATACGATCAAGATTCCTGCAGAAACAACTTGATTGGTTCTGGAAATGAAGCGTTCATGTCATCGTCATCAACAACAGCGCAGGAGACAAACATGAGCTACACCACCAACGAATTCACGGTCGACGAAATCGGATTTATCCAGATCGCTCTGACCCGCGTGCTCGCCGCCGTAGCGCGGGGCGAACTCGACCTCAACCGATTAGCCCGCGAAGAACTTGCCGCGCGCGGCCTCGATGACAAGGGCGGCTGGGTCGGATTCGAGCGCGCCAAACAAATCCACAACGTTTAACCATCAGGAGATCATCATGACCATGCAACTTACCCCAGCCCAACATGCCATCTTGGCCCATGCCCACCACCACACCGACGGCAAGATCACCTGGTTCCCCGACAACATCAAGGGCGGCGCCCGCAAGAAAGTGCTGGACGGCATGTTCAACCGCGCCCTGATCACATCCATGAATGACGACTGGTTCGTTACCGCCGAGGGTTACGAAGCGCTGGGTGTGCCGCGCAAGGCGCCGATCAGCGCCAAGGCGATCGATGCGGTCGTCGAGCAGGCCAAGCCGCGTACCCGCGACAACAGCAAGCAGGCGCAGGTAATCGCGATGCTCAAGCGTCCGGAGGGCGCGACGATCGCGCAGATCTGCGAGGCTACCGGCTGGCAGCAGCACACGGTGCGCGGTACCTTTGCCGGTGCGTTCAGGAAGAAACTGGGTCTCACTATCACCTCTGAGAAACCCGAGGGCGGCGAGCGCGTTTATTACCTCAGATGTTTAGCGATGGAAGGGGTGACCGCTCAATAGGCGGTGCCATCCTTGTGGAGAAATTGCCATTTCCCACCCATTCCCAAGATAGCCTGAAGATCATCGTCTGGATAGTTCGCACTGTCGCCGGCGCTGCGGTCACCTACTTCGAGATAAAGCACGTCGGTATCGCTCCGGTTGATCAGTTGGTGGGCATTGCCAGTTCCAGCCTTGAAACCTGCGCACATACCAGGTGCTAGTGGTGTTTCGCCTGCATCTGTGATGAGAATTGGATGTCCAGATAGGATGTAAACAAATTCGTCTTGTTTTGTGTGAGCATGACGCAAGGAAGAACAGGCACCTGGCACGAGATTCGTCAGATTGACACCAAAGTTTGACAAGCCAAACAAATCGCCAAGCACGCGTTTTTCGCGCCCCGTCATGCGTGAGGCGAAGGGTTCTGGATAGATCGAAGGTCGAGCTCTCGGTGGGGCTTCCAACGCCACCACTGCAATTGGATATTCAGTATCTGACATGGGTCTCCGCAATTCTCGTGAAATATTACAGTGCAATGGATTGTGCCTTATTGTTGAACTTCGCGCCATCGCTGGCGCGTTTCGCTTCCTGACCCGTGAATTCCTGCCAGCGGCGCACGATCACATCTACATACTTCGGATCGAGTTCGATCAGCCGCGCGCGCCGCCCGGATTTTTCGCAGGCAATCAGGGTTGAGCCTGAACCGCCGAAGGGATCCAGTACCAGATCGCGGGTCTTGCTGCTGTTGCGCACGGCGCGCTCCACGAGTTCGACTGGCTTCATGGTCGGATGCAGATCGTTCTTGGCGGGCTTCTTGACCTGCCACACATCGCCCTGATCGCGGGCACCGCACCAGTAGTGGTCGGTGCCATCGCGCCAGCCATATAGGATCGGCTCGTATTGGCGCTGGTAATCGGCGCGACCCAGTGTGAAGGTGTTCTTGGCCCAGATGATGAAGGTGGACCACTTGCCGCCGGCGGTGCGGAACGCCGACTGCAGGGTGTCGAGTTCCGAGGAACTCATGGCGATGTACACCGCGCCCTTGGTCACGGCCAGGATGTTTCGGCAGGCCTCCGTCAGGAAGGCGCCGAAGTCGTCGCCCAGATTGTCGTTCAGGATCGGGCGGTGTTTGCCGCGCAGCTTGTCCTTGGCCGTATTGGCATAATTCACGTTGTAGGGCGGATCGGTAAAACTCATGTCCACCAACTCGTCGCTCAGCAGGGCCTTGTAGGCATCATCTTTCGTGGCATCCCCGCACAGCAGTTTGTGCTCGCCCAGCAGCCACACATCGCCCGTTTTGGAAATCGGAATCTCGGGAATCTCGGGCACGGCATCGTCATCGGTGAGTCCCTCCCTGGAGGTTTCGCCACCCGCGATCAATGCTTCCCATTCCTCGGCGGAGAAACCGGTGAGCGCCAGGTCGAACTCCGCGCTCTTCAGCTCGGCCAGTTCGAGGCCCAACAACTCATCATCCCAATCCGCCCATGTTGCCGAACGGTTGGCGAGCAGGCGAAACGCCTTGATCTGCGTTTCCGTCAGATCGTCCGCCAGGACCACCGGCACGGTGGCCAGGCCCAACTTGCGAGCGGCCTTGAGGCGTAAGTGGCCGTCCACCAGCAGACCGTCACTGCGCGCGACACAGGGGATGCGGAATCCATATTCCTGGATCACGCCGGCCATCTGGTCTACCGCGTGATCGTTCTTGCGCGGGTTTCTTGCGTAGTCGATCAGTTTCTCGGTGGGCCAGTGCTGGATCTGCAATTCAGACATGCTCCACCTCTCTCTCACGCGCTGCCGCGACCTCGTCGAACCCCTGCCCGGTGGCGGCCAAGGTGACGATCACGTCGGGATGGTTCTGCCGGAGGCGCCGGATCGCCACGTCCACGTATTCGGGAGCGATCTCCACGGCCCGGCATTTGCGACCAGTCCGTTCGGCGGCGAGCAGCGAGGTGCCGGAACCGTTGAACGGCTCGAACACCAGGTCGCCCGGATTGGAGAACGCTGCCATGACGTGCTCGGGCAGGGCGACCGGAAACACCGCCGGATGGTCGATGTCCTCGCCGATCCTGCCCTTGTGCCGCATGATGCGGATCACGCTGTCGGGGATGCGCGTGTCCTGGGTGGGTTCGCCGGCATGGGACCAGCCGCCGACTTCACCGTCCTTTTGGCGCATCGCCGTCGAGGAACCGTCGGCGCGCAGGTGGGAATCCTGGCCGGCATGCTTGCACGGCACGATCTTGTTCGGGCGTCGCGCCTCGCGGTTGAAGTGGAAGACGAACTCGAAGCTGGGCGCGAGCCGCCCGTTCCAGTCGCCCGGCATGCCCGGCCCCTGATCCCACACATACCAGGCGAAGCGCCGCCAGCCTTGAGCACGCATCCACGACAGCCAGCCGTCCCAGTACGGAACGACTTCGTTGTCGCGGTGGATGAGGCCGAGGTTGACCAGCACCTGGCCGTCGTCGGCCATCGGCACGTTGCCGAATACGCCACGCATCAGGCCATCCCAATCAGTTATGCCGCCCGAGGTGTAGTCGCGCTGGTTGCCGTAAGGCGGTGAGGTGAAGCACAGGGCGGCCTGATCGCCCTGCATGAGTGCGGCGATCACCTGTGGATCGGCCGCATCGCCGCAGATCAGACGGTGCCCGCCCAGATGCCAGATATCACCGTTCCGGGATACCGGCTGAACGGGAGCTTCAGGGATTTCCTCAGCCGGTTCGGCTGACGGTGCATCCGTTTCCTCTCCAGCCCCGGCGAGCATGGACTCGATCTCGCCGGCATCGAAGCCGGTGAGCTCCAGGTCGAAACCTGCAGCTTGCAGATCGGCCATTTCCAGGGACAGCAGTTCCTGGTCCCAGCCGGCCCGCTCGGTCAGCTTGTTCTCCGCCAGGATGAAGGCTCGTTTCTGTGTCTCGGTCAGATGCGCGAGTTCGATGACCGGCAGTTCCGTCATCTCGAGCTTGCGCGCGGCCAGGATCCGGCCGTGCCCGGCAATGACGCCGCGCCGGCCATCCACCAGGATCGGATTGTTGAAGCCGAATTCCCGGATGCTGGCCGCGATGCCCGCGATCTGCTCCTCGCTGTGCGTGCGCGCGTTGCGGGCATAGGAAATCAGCGACTCGATCGGGCGATAGTCGATGGAAAGGTCAGGCATGGAATCCAGAAAATGAAAAACCCGCCGCGAGACGTGCTCGGGGGCGGGTTCGACGGTTGGGGCAGCGGGTGCGAGTCGGAGCGTTTCCCGGCTCACACCGCTGGCCGAGGGTACGGCAAATACTACCCCGAAAAGCCCCAAAGTGTTGCAGGCCAAAATGCGCCCGGAATTCGCATCCGTCCGCGCCATTTCGCATGACCCGTCAGGCGTTGGATATTTCCCCTGATTTCCCTCACCGCACGGCGGCGCGTTTCGCTTCGGGCACGCCGTTCAGATGCGCGACCACGATATCCAAGGCCCGCTGCCAGCGCCGCCACGCGGTGGTGCGATCGCAACCGATGCGCCGGCAGACGTCGCGCCACCCCCACTCCTCTGCGCGCATCCAGACGAGGTGGCGTTGCTCCTCGGTGAGCCACAACACCCATCGCATCGTTTCCAGCATCCGATCGATTGCGGCAGGCTCCGGCGGAAAGCGTGGCATCTCTGGCTCCGCACCGAGGTTCTCCCATGGCTGGCGAATGATCGCAGGCCAGGTGTTGAAGTAGCCCTGGACGCGGACAGGGGGCAGACGCCGTGCGGTCCAGGCAGCTTCGCGGAAGCGACTGGCCACGAGATCAGCATCCCACATGGCCATCTCCTTGGCGGCCATAGAGCCGCTCGCCGATGCGCTTCACCAGCTCCCGCTCGACCCAGTCCAGTCGCTCGTCGTCGAGCGAGACCACCAGGATGCCCTGCTCGCGCCAGCCGTCGCGTTTCATCGCGTCGACGTCCGGGCGCTCGGGTTGGAGACGACCCAGGGGGCAGCGATAGTGGGGATTGGGTGCGTTCATGTCGGCACCTCCTGCGTCGCGAGGGCCCACATCAGCAGCGCCAGCGCGTCGGCCTCGTTATCGTCGGTAGGTCGGAAGCCTTTGGCCCGCATCGCGGCGACCATCTCGTCTTTGCCGGCATTGCCATGCCCGGTCGCGCGCTTCTTGATCGTGCCCACCGACACGCCTTGGTAGGGAATGCCGCGGTGCTCGCACCAAGCGGTAAGCTGCGCCATGAAGCCGCCGTAGGCGTGGGCGGCGTCGACCCCGGCATGGCGGCGTACCTCCTCGAAGTACACCGCATCCAGACCATCCGCCGATCGTTCGATCTCGCTGAGCCAGCGCTTGAAGCGCAGGTAGCGCATGCCGCCGCCCTCGAAGCGCCGGGGTTTGAAGGATTCCGAGCCGCTGGTGATGGAGCCGTCGCGCCCGAGCAGCGCCCAGCCGGTTTGGGTGCCGAGGTCGAGGCACAGGATGGCCACCTCTGGTCCACGATCCCGACCGCCCGAGCCGGGCAAGCCCCTTCGGGTCGGGGGAGAGGACACCGCGTGTTCCTCTCCCCCCGAAGGGGGGAGGGGGTTTTCGCCAACTGGATACGGCCGGATAATCGCGCAAAAACAATCGTTTGCCTCAGTTGGCAAGTTGGCGGTCTTGCCAACTTGCCGACTTGCCGACTGGTCTGCAACTGTCTGTTTTTCCAAGACATCCAGTTGGCAGGCGTTTGCCGACTGCGGCCAGTTGGCAAAAATCGGGGTCCAGTTGGCAACGGTTTTGCCAACTTGCGGATGTGGGTTCATGCGTCCTCCTGCGGGTCAATGAAGTCGTCTTGGTAAACCCACACCTCGGGGTTCTCGACCGGCAAGGCGGCTCCCGATTGCGGGCATTTGAAGTGGGTGGGCAGCACTGGCAGTTCGCGCATCGGTACTTCGCCGGTATCCGGATCGGGCTCGCCCGCCGACATGCGCAACGCCATGCCCTCGACGCACAGGTAGCCATACTTCGTGCGGCCGATGCGCGGCAGGCCGTAGTCCTGCGCGTTGCGGAAGTACTTGACGTAGCCCTGCGTCGAGAGCGCGGAGAGCCGCTCGCGGATGGTGCGCTCGCCGCCGAGTCCCGCCTTGCCCTCGAAGCCTTCCGCGAATTGATTGGCGGTGTAGCAGCGGCCCTGGGCAGCCTCGTCGAACAGTATCTGCAGGATGGCGTCGCGCTTGCGGCGGCGCTCGGCATCGAGGCGCTCGCCATAGTCCTTCATCACCAGTCGCTCGTTGGCGTCCACTTCCCGCCACTCGCCCCGGATCTTGTCCACGTGCATCGAGGGGATGGCTGCGCCGTTGCGCAGCTCGAAGATCAGCTGCCGCGTGGTGCGCGTCTCGTCCGGGCGGAAGAGCAGCATGCCGGTGGTGTAGTAGCCGCGGAGACTCCCGGCCCCGGCCAAGGCCTGGAACGGGTCCTCCTCGAACTGCTTCTTGCCCAGCTTCTTCGTGTGGTGTGCCAGGATCACGCCCGCGTCCGGATTCACCGCCTGACGAATCCGATCCACCCGTTGCGAGAGGAAGAACAGCATCGCGCCGTTGTCGTTTTCACCACCGGCGTCGCCGCCATCGAACACATTGCGGATGGGATCGATGGCGATGATGTCCGGGGGCGCGCCGCCAAACGCATTCGCAATGGCAGGAATCACCTGCGCGAGGCCTGCGTCGTCCAGCACGAGGCGCAACTGGGGTGTGGCCACGAAGTTCGCGCGGGCATCCAGGAGCCGGCTGGAGGGAATGCGCAGCTCTTTGACCCGTTCACGCAGGTAGTGGTACTGCACCTCGGCCTGCAGGTAGAACACGCGCAGGGGGCGCGGCGGACGCATACCGAGAAAGGCGGCACCCGCAGCCATGTGGGTCAGCCACGCCAACAGGAAGTCGCTCTTGCCGACCTTGGGCGCGCCGCCGAACACCAGCATCCCGGCCGGCGTGAGCACGCGCGGCGAGATGAGATCGGATGGCAGCGGCGAATCGTCATCCAGCAGCGCGCC